AGGAGAAGCAGGCGGCCGACGCGTTCTTCAACAACGCCGGTCCCTCGGGTTCGGCGCAAACGCCGGACGGCGTCTCCATCTACAACACCGCTCACGTCCTGAAGGGCGGGGGCACCGCGCGCAACATGCTGGCGGTCGATGCCGACCTGTCGATTGATTCGTTGGCGACCGCGCTGCAGGACATTCAACTGCAGACGAAGATGGAATCCGGTCAGCTCGTCGCGCCGATCGACTCCTTCAACCTCGTCGTCCCGCCCGGCAACGAAATGCTCGCCGAGCGACTCGTTTCGTCCTCGCAGCTCCCCGGCACGGCGGAGAACGACATCAACCCGGTGAAGAACCGCAAGCGGCTGAACATCGTCGTCAACCCGCTGATCACCGACTCCGACTCCTGGTACCTCAACGCGGCCAACAAGCGAATGCACGGCCTCACGTCGTATGTGCGTGTGCCGGTCAAGCTCGCCCCGCGTCAACAGGATCCGTTTACCGGCAACTTCATCCACAAGATTCGCTTCCGGCAGTCCTGGGGCGCGTGGATGTGGCAGGGCACGTTCGGTAGCGTCGGCGCGTAATTGGGTCGGGGGCTTCGGCCCCCTCTCCCCGAGGAAACCCAATGAGTTACACAAAAGTAGACGCGATCCTCGCCACGGGCCGGAAGAACCTCGAAGTTCAGAACGCTGCGACCGAAACGACCGTCGGGGCTGTTACCTACTCGGCCACACAGCTACTCGGCGGGATCATCCTTCGCGATCCGAACGGCGCGAGTCGAGCGGACCTTGTTCCGACGGCTGCGGCACTGCTCGCGGCGATCAAGAATGGCATCCCCGGCACGTCCACGGGGGGCACCGGTAGTGTTGCGCCGCCGGTCGGTACATCGTTCCGTTTCCACATCCGCAACACGGCGGATGCAGCGGAAACGATCACCGTCACTACGAATACCGGCGTCACGCTTTCGGGCACCATGACAATCGCGCAGAACAACGCGAAGGATTTCCTCGCGGTGTTTACCGACACGCGCGACGGCAACGCCGCCTACACGCTCTACAGCCTCGGAACGGTCGTCTTCTAAGCCGTGGCTACATCCCTTATCTCGGGAGGTCAGCATCTCAACCTGCTGACCCTTCCGATCACCACAGCGCAGGCGGCCCAGGTCGGCAACATCATCAAGTTGCCGTCGCATTGCATCGGCCTGAGTGTCCTCGCGAACTTCACCTACGGCTCCGGCGGCACCACGGCGGACGCCTGGGTGCAGACCTCGCTTGACGGCGGTAACACGTGGATGGACATCTTCGAGTTCAGCTTCGCGCTGGCCTCGGCGAAGAAGGCCATGACCGTGATCAGCGAGAGCGCCGTGCTCACGCCGACTACACCGGCCGATGGCACGCTTACGGCGAATACCGCTATTGCGGGATTCATCGGGGATCGTGTTCGCGTCAAATACACGACGGTCGGCACCTACGGCGGCAGCACAGTGCTGCAGATCGATGCCATCGCCAAGAGCATGATGGTTCTCGCGTAAGGCGCGGGTTGATGTGGCGAAACCCGCCTCCGGCACGGCTCTCGACACCGGCCATGCGCTGTATCCGAATCTTGCCGGATATTGGGGTTTCCTAGAGAACTCAGGGACAACCTCAAACGATTCGTTTGGCACGAACCATGTCGGCACGTTCAGCAATGCGACGTGGGGTGTCGATTCGGCTGGCGACCCGTGCATCTCGCTCTCGACCAATAACACTGCGAAGCCGCTGCCGCTGACGAGCACGATTACCCTTGGCGGCGGCTCGACGCCGTGGTCGCTGGCGTGGCGTATGAAGCAGACCACGAGCAACACCGATGGGATGCTTCTCGGGAACAGCGCCAATACTGCGGATTTCGTCTGGCACGACGGTGGGGCCTTCCTACGCTACCGCAACACGGCGTCAGCCAATGCGGACTTTGCGGCGACGGTCTTCACGACGGAGAAGGATTACGTCCTCACTTGGGATGGGACCAATGCGCGGGCCTATGTGAACGGGTCTGCAGATGCGAACAATCCGATTTCGATTACCGGCTCGCTGGTGATTGACACGTTCGGGAATGGGTATGACGTGGCGTCGGCCCAGTTTGGGCTCAAGGGAACCATCAGCTATATCGGCTACTGGACGAATCGCACCCTGAGCGGAGCAGAGGCAACCTCGCTCGCTGGCAATCCGTATCAGATTTTTTCGACCGGGGGCGGGGCGACGAAAGCGCCCGGCTGTTATCAACGTCGCGCCGTGCGCTTTTCGAGGAGGTTCTAATCATGGGACGGATTTATACGGTGCCCTTTGTGTCGGGCACAGTCACGAATGCGGGCGGCAACGCGGATCTCTGGGAAATCACCCCGGCGGACGACAAGCCGATCCACATCGTCGGCATTCGCTTGGGACAGACCTCGGAGGTCGCTGACGCGGCGGAAGAGGGCGTCAACATCGACATCATTCACCTGGGGGCCACTGTGACCTCGGGCAACGGCACGGGTGTGACTCCCGTACCTGTTGATCCGGGTGTCAACGTCGCGGCCGGATTCGCTGCTGAAATCAACGGCACGACTGTGGCGACGACCTCGGGCACTGCAACAACCATCGAGTCGATCGCGTGGAATATTCGCAACTCACCCTGCGAAATCTGGTACCCCGACATTCGCTTCGCGCCGACCGCGCGTCAAGCCTCGGCTCTGGTTGTGCGACTGAATACGACCGTGGCCGACGACATCACCTTCGCGGGAACGTTGTGGGTCGAGGAAGACTAAGTTGCCGAACGTCGTCCAGCGGCGCCCGCCGTTTCGTCGGCGTCGTCGGTTCCTCTCTCGATCGAAGTCTCCGGCTTCTTCGATCACGCTGACGGTACCGACTACCAATCACATCTTTCAACGTGAAGGCGTCGGGGCGGGTGTCGGTCGCGCGGACCTCACGATTGTCGGCACCTACACCGGCAGTCCCTCGGCGATCGAGGCGAGCTGGAACGGCGGCGGGTATGTCACCGTGGTTAGCAACCCCTCCGGCGGTGCGTTTACTACCAAACTCCCTCGGCAACTCGTCAACTCGGGCACGCTCGCGATCCGGTTCACGGACGATCCCTCGACCAATACCAGCAAGTCGGGCGTCAAGGTCGGTGACGTGTACCTGCTCCTCGGGCAGTCCAACGGCGACGGGCGCGGGACCAACAATCAGGTCTACACCGGGACGAGTGGATGGGCCGCGAAGCTGGACGTGTCGAACGCCTGGGTTCCACTGACCGATCCCGTCGGCATCACCGGATCCAGCACGGGCAGTCCGTGGCCGTTGTTGGGAAACAGCGTCGTCGGCAGCGGCGGCGTGCCGGTCGGCTTCATCAACTGCTGTGTGGGCGGCACGTCGATCACGACATGGTTGCCGGGACAGACGAACTACGTCAACGCACAGACACGTGTAGCGGCGGCGGCGTGCAAGGGGATTCGCGCCGCGTTGTGGTGGCAGGGGGAATCCGACGCGGGCATGTCGCGTTCGACGTATCTCGGACACCTTCGCACCGTCGCGGCCGGTGTGCGCGCCGACTTCGGCTGCAAGCTCATTCCCTGCAAGCTGCAGGACAGCACCGCGATCTCGCTGGCGGACGACACCGAGTTGTGGGCCGCCGTTGGGTCGGCCTGGGAGCAGGAAGACGACTGTGAGACCGGCCCCGACTTCTCCGGCCGCAGCGACGACGACGGCAGCTACCACTTCACCACGGATGCGAGCATGTCCTTCGCAGCGACGGGTTGGTACAACGCGCTGCAAACGCCGTACTACACGGCGGCAGCGGGCGGAGGCACCGGCACGGCCATCCTCGCCGGTCACGGGATCGGACTGGTGGCGGCATGAGCTATCACGGCGATTACCGCGCGGGCGATACGGTCGATTTCAAGTTCTCGACGGTAAACACGTCTGCTGCACCGACGACGCTGTCGGGAGCCACACTGAGCGCGTACAAGAGCAACAGCACCACGCAGACGACAACGGGCGTCGGCGTGACGGTGGATTTTGACGGCCTCACAGGTCTGAACCACGTCCGCGTGACAACCGCCAGCGATGGAACCTTCTTCGCCGACGGCAACGACTTCGACATCGTGATCACGGCCGGGACGGTGGGCGGTGTGTCCGTGGTTGGTATGGTCGTCGGATCCTTCTCGCTCGCCAATCGCAGCATCAATGCGATCAAGACGAAGACGGATCTACTGCCTGGGAGTCCGGCCGCCGTTGGTTCCGCCATGACGCTCACGAGTGGCGAGCGTGATTCGGTGGCCGATGCGTTGCTCGATCGGAACATGGCGACTGGCACCGACAGCGGCGGGCGCACCGTGCGGAACGCCCTGCGCTTCCTCCGCAACCGCTTCCGCATCAGCGGCGCCGCGCTCACGGTCTACAAGGAAGACGACGCCACAACGGCGTGGACGAGCACCGTAACCACAACGGCCGGGAATCCGGTCAGCGAGAGTGATCCGGCATGATCCCCTACTGGCTGATCCAGCTCGGGCAAGGCGTCGCGCCGACGTTATTCGCGGACCTCTGCGAGACCTTCTACGTCCCCGCTGATACCAACTTCACGGTTGCGGCGGATTCGAGCTTCACCGTTTCAGCGGACCTCGGGGCGTTCACCGTCGCCGCCGACGCGCCTGCCTTCACCGTGCCGGGGTGTGGATCATGATTCTCGGGAGTCGCACGAAAGATCCGGCGGACGCGCGCACCTACAAGATCGATTGGTCCGCGTGGCTGACGAGCATCAACAACGACACCATCGCTACGCCCGCGTGGTCGGTTCCGGCGGGGCTCACCTTGGGCGCCTCGTCGAACACGACGACCACGACACAGGCCCGCATCAGCGGCGGCGCGGCGGGCACGCCCTACACCGTCTACTGCACCGTCACGACGGCAGCCGGTGAGATTCGCAAGGTTGGTTTCATCATTCTCCCGGTGACGCCGTGATCTTCACAGACCTGTACGGCACACAGCTCGACATCGAACTCGGTTCGGCCGACCGCACGCAGCTCTTTACCACGGCGCGGCGCAAGAAGGCGATCAACGATGCGATGCACAACTTCGAGCGCATCACGTCCTGCACGCCGGTCCAAGGGACGATCGCGGTCGTAGACAACGTCGCGGAGTATGACCTCCTGCTCGCGTTCCCGAACTACATCAGCCTGCAGGATCAGCGCGAGCCCGCCATCAAGATCGTCAACGGCAGCAACACGCGTTGGATTGAGGGTGAGAACCTCGCGCGGCGTACGCCGACGTGGCTTGATCGGGAGGATCCGGGCTGGCAGGCGGACCCGAAGGGCACGCCGTCCTTCTGGTACCTGCGGAACGATTCAGGGCACACCTACGTCGGGCTGGACCCGGCGCCGAATCCGGCGGCCGTCTCGGGCGATGTGTGGACGCTCTACGTCCCTTACCTGGCTGCGTCTGACGATCTGGTAAACGACGGCGACAGTCCGTTTTCGATCAACGGTGTGCCGTTCGCGGTGTTGGCACCCTATCACCAAGCGCTCGTCCACTACGCCGCCGGTCTGCTCGAACCGCTCCGCAAGAACTACTCCGGCGCGCAGCGGCAGATGTCGCTTTACGCGGGCTACATCGCGCAGTACGAAACGAAGAAGCGGAAGGACGGCCCGAACCAGATCACGCAGCGTCGCAACTATCTCCGCGACGCGCGAGACTCGAATTCGCGGGCGGTCGATTGGCGCCGGTTCCCATGATCACCATCACCTTCGGGTGCGGCCATAGCAAGACGGCGAACGGTAGCGAGCAGTCGCTGCAGTGCGCCTGCGGGGAGACGCGGGTAGCGGCGTTAGCAGCGCCGCTGCCTCGCTTTATCGGTTGCGTCACCGGCCCGCACGCGGAATTCAAGGATCTGCCCGCAAAGCCGGTCACGTTCGGGGAATCCACTTCACAAGATGTCCCTCCCCACAACAGCGGAGAGTCCCATGCCTGAGATGTTCGGATATTCGTTTACGCCGGGGCTTCAGCGCCGGTTCGCCAACTCGATCAACGGGCAATCGCCGTTGACGCCGGGCCAGTCACAGGCGCTACAGGTGCTCGCGCTGCGTCTGCCGGGGTTCCTCGGCGGGGCGACTCCGGCACCCGACGCGCTGCTGCGGCCGTCTGTGGGCGGCCTGCGGCCTGATACAGCGGTTCGCGCGCAGGTTGCGCCGCCGCAAGCGGCTGTCACGCCTCCGGCTGCTGATGCGCCGATCTCGGCTCCGCCTTCGTCGCCGCTCTCGACGCCGGACGTGGTCTCGCCGCTTCAGAGTCTTTCGAGCCTGTTTTCGGGACCGTCCAACCCGTTCGGCGGGCAGCAGCCGGACCTTGGGCCGGATACGACGACCGGCGGGCCGGGGAAGACGAGTTTCCACTTCCAAGACGAGCCGAAGCCGGGCGCCGATGTGGGCCTGCCCGGCGGCACGGCTGGTCCCGGTCCCGGCGAAGGGTTCAGCAACATGATGGGCAACATTTTCGGCCCCGGCGGCGGGCGGCAAAGTCGCTACGTCTGATCGATGCCGAAGAAGCGACAAGAGTTCGGAGACATCAGCGGGCCGATCTTTCAGGTGAAGGATCTGACGGCGGGCGTGAACATGCGCCCGACGCCGACCACGATTAAACCGAATCAATCCCTGTTCCTGCAGAACACGCTGATCTCGAACGTCGGCGAACTCGGGGTGTATCCCGGCTGGCTCGCGTTCGGGAGCACGAACCTCGGGAGCCGTCGCGCGCAGGGCGGCAAGAGGATCTATCTCAAGAACGGGACCAACTTTACGCTGACCGGCGACAATGGCAGCGTCTACAAACCGCCCGACGACGGCTCGGCTTGGGGCGCGGCGGTCTCGACCGGCTGGAATGCTTCGAACGCGATCGACTTCCCGTACGACCGCGAGCAGGTTGCCATCTTCGACGGTGCTACGGTGCCGAAGAAGTCGGCGGACGGTACGACGTGGACGCAGCTCGGGATCACCGCTCCGGCGGTCCTTGTGCCCTCGGCGGTTGCGGGCGGCACACTCGTCAACGGCAACACGTACCAAGTCACCGCCACGTACCTCAATTCAGCGACCGGGCAGGAGTCGAACGAGAGCCCCGTCGCCACCGTCGTGCCTGCAGGCGCCAACCTGACGATTCGTGTTCCGACCGTGGCGTCGGCAGATCCCCAGGTCACGAACATCAAGCTCTATCTCCGCGATCTCACGGCGGGGGAGGCGTCACGTCGTCTGCACTCGACCAACGCCAATGCCAACGCCAACGTAGACATCGCGGCGAACACGTGGAGCGCGGGTGCAGTGCCGCCGGGGATCGGGATGGCCTCCGTGGCGCTCCCGATGAAGTTCGGCGTGATCTGGAAGAACCGTTGGTGGGGCGCTGACGCCTCAGTCGGCAACCGGCTTCGCTTTTCCCAGGTGTTCGCCAACAACCAGTGGCCGGATACGTTCTACGTGGACATTCCCTTCGAGCGCGGGGAGAGCATTCAAGCGTTGATCCCGCTCGGCGACATTCTCGTCGTCTTCGGCTACACGAAGTTCTACCTGATTCTCGGGCAGACCTCGCTCGACTTCGAAGTGCGGCCGGGCCTCGGCGCGCAGACCGGAGCGCTCGGCTTCCGTGCCGTTGACGTGTTGGAGAACTCCATTGTTCACGGAGGCGCCCCCGGCGTCTACATCTACAACGGCGCCTACGATCAGCTCCTGTCCTTCCCGATTGACACCGCATGGCAGCAGATGATGGGCGCCACTACGTCAGCGGAGCTGGCGATCCTGCCTGTCGCGTACCATAAGCTGCGGAAGGAGCTGCGCGTTGCGGTGCCCAACGTCTACCCAACCGGCAACCGAGGGGAGTGGGTGCTCGACCTAAATCGCACCAATGCTCCAGCGCCCCAGGGGGAGACGACGGAGCAGGCGTGGTTCGCCACGGATCGCACCGTCGGCGGCTACATCCAGTGGGACGGGCAGGAGACCAACTCGAACAACCACGGCCGGATCTTCTCGTGGAGCCCGACACAGGTGTCGCTGTTTGAGGAGCGCGTCGGCACGACAGCGAATGGCGCCGACATGACGATGCAGTACCAGGGCTACATGCTGCCGCTCGGGATTCAGTTCGGTCGCATCGTCGAGAGCTACCTCGAATACCAGCCCGCGCCGCAGACCTCCTTCTCGGTGAGTCTTGTGGTGGACGGCATGACATTCGGCCCGCAATCGCTCAGCGTCGTCGGCGCGGCGTCGTCTGTCTGGGGGACGTTTGTCTGGGGGACCGGCGTGTGGGGGAGCGGCGCCGTCCGTCTCACCATGCCGATCATCTGGCCGCTCGGCGCCGACGGCCACTCCGCGCAAGTGCGTTTCCGGTACATCGGCAAGGGCTCGCCGAAGTTCTACACCTACGGTCACAACATCGTGGCTGAACCCCTGCCCCGAGGACTCTGATGCCTGCTTCTTACCCTTCATCTCTCTTCGCGTTCACGCCGATCAACAACGGCGACACATCGGACGCGTCACAGATTGACAATCCGGTTGCCGAGATCATCGCGATCGAGACCGGCCTCCTGAGCGGCTTTCAGCACGTCGTCAAGCCGCTCACCGACAACACCTACGATCTCGGAACGAGTTCACTGGCGTGGCGGGATCTCTTTGTCAAGCGCAATCTGACGCACCTGGGATACGCGGGCGTCGGTGCTCCACTCGTCTCGAACGCCTCGAAGCAGCTCGTCGAGCAAGCGCTCACCAACGGCCAACTACTGATCGGCAGTACCGGTGCCGCGCCGGTTGCAGCGGGGCTCACGGCCGGAGCGGGCATCACGATTACTCCCGCAGCCGGGGCGATCACGATCGCGCAATCCAGCACTGTCGGCGTGCTCGATCGCGTCGTCACGCTCGTGTCGTTCTCTAACACGGCGGCGGAGCAGACCCTCTACTCGTTTGCTGTGCCGGGCGGCACTCTCGGCACGAACAAGATCATCAAGCTCTCCGTGATTGGGGATCACCTGATCAACAACGGAGCACCGGACAGCCTTCGCATCAAGGCGAAATACGGCGCAACGACGATCTTTGACGGCACGATCGCCTCCATCAACAACGGCGCAAATCGTGGCGCGTTCACGTTTGATCTCGAATTGGTTGCTGCGAATGCGACCAACGCGCAGCGCTCGAAGGGGTTCCTGCAGGTCGGCGACTCGACGCAGAACAACGCGGCAGGCACCGCGGGATCAATTCTCAGCACGAACACCTACACGATGTACGGCGTTCACAATGCCATTGCCGAGGATTCGACGGCCTCGAAGAATCTCGTCGTTACGGCCACGATGGGCACGGCCAACGCCGCCATCGACGTGCGCGTTCACACGGTTTACACGGAGCTGCATAACTAAATGGCGGCTCCTGGGTACATCGAGAACCAGCTCACGGCGATCTCTGACAGCACCACGCAGCGGGTGCTCAAGAGCGTCTTCCGGTACCTGTTGGCGAATCTCCGTCTCGGTCGAGCGACGGCGGGACTCGAACAGAACGCCGCCAGCTCCGGGGCACCGTCGGAGAACTTCGGGGCGGGGTTCTTCTCGTTCCGCACGCACGCGGTTGCTAATACGGAGTTCACCGTCCCGCACAACTTCGGGAAACCGCCGTATCTCCTCGTTCCCTGCATCCCGCTCGATCAGGTGAACGCCGGGACGCCGCGCCTCATCGTCACGCGCGTGGCGGACAACAACAACGTGTACTTAAAGAGTCCAGACGCGGATCAGGCGGGATTCGTCTTTCTGGAAGGATAGCTCAATGGCGGACTTTGGATCGTCGCTTGCTTCGCTGATGCAGATCCCCGGTCTGCAAGAACTCGTCAACAACGGCATCACGCAACAGCGGCAGAACATGCCGCTGCGTACCGCCATCAACCAGCAGGCCGTAAATATGCTGCCGAACAGCGCGTTCGGTCGGCCCAACATGTCAGCGATCCCGGCGGCCAACTACTCGACGCCTGCGCCCTCGGGCGGCGGCGCGGATTGGGCGAAGATCCTCGGCCTGCTCGCGGCAGGGGCCGGGGGTGGGGCGCTGCTCGGCAAGCTCCTCGGCGGGGGCGGCAGCAGTCCAAGCAGCGGGAGCGTCCCGCTCGGCGGTGCTCTGTCGAAGCTCGTAGGACTCTTCAACCGGAATCCGTCGAACCCGTACGGCAAAACGTCGTACAGCAACAACTTCGATCCCTTCGCTTTCGATCCGAATGATCCGGTTGGCGGCGGTGTCGATTACGGCCAGCTCCCCGGCTTCGGCACGCCGTTGCCGGAGGCGAATCCCTACCAGAACCTACCGGGCTACGGCGGATCGTGGCCCGCGCTCGCGGATCCGAGCGAGGAATAACCGTGGCGCGTTACAGTCAAGACGACGATCCGAGCGGCTTTCAGACCGGCGAAGGTCTGAACAACTATCTCGGGGACTTCTTCGGAGGCGATCAGGGCAGTCCGCGCTACGGCGTCACCGATCCTCCGGTACGCGCCGAGGGTCCACAGATCAACGCACCCGGCTACCTCTCGCCCGAGGAGGGCTATCGACTCGCCCATGAGTCGCCGACGGGCACTTATATCAGCACGCCGGGGCCGCTCTATAACAACTACGGCCAGCGCAACGACACGCCGCAGCAATCGCTGCTGCAGGTTTATCAAGGCGTACAAGCGAATACCGGCCCGACCGATGATGCCGCACGTCAGCTCTTGAACGCCTACACGACGCAGGGCTACAACGCGGCTCCGTACATGTACGGCGACACGCCGAGCGGCAACGAACTCCTCATCAACGGACAGAAAACGAAGTTCGTCAGCGGCGGGAACTTCGGTGATCCCGGCGCCTCGTGGTACGAGTGGGGCAGCAACGATCAGGGCAGTGGGGGCGGCGGAGGCGGCACCAGTGGCGGGGGAGGAGCCCCAAGCGGCGGCACCGGCTTCGCTGACCCGGCGTACAACCAGCTCAACGATCTCGTACAGAAGCGTCTCGCGGCGCTCAATCAGCCGCAGTCGTTCCCTCAGCTCGATGCGTACATGTCGATGCTGCAGCAGCAGCAGGCACAGGCGCGGCAGCGGGCGCAGATGTTCGCTGACCAACTCACCGGCCGGATCTCCGAGCTGCAGAAGCCGCTTCTCAGTCAGGGTGATGTCGTCCAGCAACACGCGCTCGCCTCGAACAACCTCCTCGCGCAGCGCGACGCGGCACTGAAGAACGCGAAGGAATCGCTGTATGCGCGCGGCTTCGAGCCGACGAGCGGCCTGCAGGAAGGCACCAACCGCTCGATCGCGGAGAGCTACGTCGGCGCGCAGAGCAACATCGACGCGCAACTGCAGCAGATGGCGATCAAGCAGGACGAGCAGCGCCGCAATCAGGCGACGCAACTGCAGGGACTCGTCGCGCAGGCGCTCGCGGGCGGCGATGTCGCGGCGCTCCAGTCAGCGGCGCAGATGGCTGATCTGGAGAACCAGCAATTCAACATCGACCAGAACCGCCAGCGTGAACAGCTCACGACGGCCAATATTCCGGTGGATCTGACGAATATGGGATTTGCCAATGCGCTCAACGCGAGCAACTCCAACCAGAACCCACTCGGAGCCCTCTTCTCGCTCGCGCAGCTCGGGCAGGGGCAGCAGGGGCTGCAGATGCAGCAGTCCAACTCGAACATGGGCGCCCTCGCGTGGCTGCTCCAGACCGTGCTCGGATAAATGTCTGAATTCGATTACGCAGGCGCCAACAACCCGGTGGACGCTGGCGGCGGCAGCGGGAGCCCGCTTCCCCCGGCCCAGGGTCTGCCGCCCGTCCCCGTGCAGGATCCGCGCCTCGCAGCCGTCCTCGCACGCCTCCAGCCGCCCGCGCCGGAGCCGCCATGGAAGCAGGCGCTGCGGAAGCTCGCGCCGCTGATCGGTGGGGCCTTCGCGATGTCGCAGGGCGGCGGAGGAGCCTTCGCGCAATCGTGGCAGCAGGGCGCGATGCAGCGGCAGCAGATGGAGAACTCGCAGGCGCAGGAGGATCTCCGGCTCGCGACGATCCTGCACCAACAGCAGCAGGAGAAGCAGGCGGCGGATCTCGCCGCGTACAAGGAACGCGCACTCACCGCCGCGAATGCGAAGGCCGAAGCTGCAGCACAGGCGAAGGAGAAAGCGCTCACCGACAAGGCCCGCGCGAGCACGTGGGCACAGGCGTGGAAAGACTTCCAGCAGGGCGGCGGAATCGATCGCATCAACGAAATGGTCGATCAGGATCCCGAGAAGGCCGCGCAGTACGTCGCCTCGACGAACCTCCCGGCGCTCGTGGAGGCGGGACAGGCGACGCCGACGCTCAAGGAGCTGATGGACAAGCACGCCATCCTAGCGCCGGATGGTAAGCACTACATCGGCGGGAAGGATCCCGAGAAACCGGATCCCGAACTGGCCGCGTACGCGCAAGCTCTCGGCAAGACGGTCTCGCAGCTCACGTTCGCCGATCGGCTCGCGTATCACAAGAAGATCGCCGAAGCGAAGAAGGTCGCCGACGACGACGCAGCGGTGAACCTCACCGGCCCGGCGCTCGACATGGCCGCGATGAACTTCCTGAAGTCCGGCGGCAACCTCCCGCCGATGGGCCTCGGCAAGAAGGCCGCCGACGCGCGGATCAAGATTATCAACCGCGCTGCGGATATGTTCCCGTCGCTGGACCTCGCGACGCAGAAGGCGCTGCACGCGGCCAACACCAAGTCCCTCGGGGATCTCACCGTCCGCAACGATGCACTGAACGCCTTCGAGCGCACCGGCAAGAAGAACCTCGCGCTGTTCCTCTCGAAAGCCGCCAACGTCGTGGACAGCGGTTCGCCCTGGATCAATCAACCGCTGCGGAGCGTAAGCGAGCGCGGGATGGGCGATAAGGACATGGCCGCGTACAACGCCGCCCGTCAGGTCGCCACCGTGGAGATCGGCCGAGTGCTGAACAACCCGAACATGACCGGCGTGCTGTCGGACTCCGCTCGCTCGGAGATCGCACACCTGATCCCCGCCGATGCGACATTCGAGCAGATCGTGGAAGCCGCCAAGATTCTCAATCAGGACATGGACAACCGGCGCGCGGAGTACGACACGCAGCTCGGATTCATCCGGGGCCGGATCATGAACTTCGGTGGACAGCCTGCCGCTGTGCCTCCCGCACTCGGGGGCGGGGCTCCGGCCGCGCAGGGCACCGACGACGCCTACACCGCGTATCTCGCGCGCACGAAGAAGTAAATGCCGCAATCGATCCAATATCCGCCGGGCGTCTATCCCGCTGCTGAAGGCGCCGACGAGTTCCCCTTCCAGCACGGAGGCGGGCCGAAGCGTCCGCCTTCCCGCGAAGAATTCGACGCTGCTGCGCGCCAAGTCGCAGCCACGGCTCCGGCAGGACTCTCCCGCGAGCAGTTCTATGCGCTCGTGGACAAGGCACTCGCCGCGCCACGCGAGACCGGCCCCGGTAGCCTCTCCCTTGCGAAGCACCGCGCTGCCGGATCCGGCCAAGACACCCCCGAGGGCGGGCCGACGTTCCTGCAGCGTCTCGGCGCAGGCTTCGGACGCTCGGCGCAGCAGATCCAGAATCCGACACCGGGGCAGCAGCTCGTTCAGGATCTTCTCCCGATCGGGATGGGCGCCTTCGGCCGTCCCTCCGGCGGGCCGCTACCGGAGCGTCTGCCGGGCGTCGTCGCCGGGACCAAGGCCGCCGCGAAGGTGGTCGCCCAGGACGTGCCGATCGTGCGGCGCTACGGCCCGGCGGTTGAGGCGTTCAAGGCGGAGCAGGCGAAGGCGAACCAGCCCCCGCCGCCGAAGGGGCTCGATCGCTTCATGCCCAACGTCCCCGGCGACTACGGGCCTATTCCCCCGGCCCCTTCGGGGCCTGAAGGGCTGTTGCCGCTGAAGGCGTCCGTCGCAGATCTGGTGGACCGCTACATGCCGAATCAGGGGGCCGCGCCGAGCCGCACCCCGACCTCGGCCGCTCGGGTGCAGCCAGCGGGTAGCCCGACAGCACCAAAGGCCGTAGGAGCGACTCCGGCAGCGCCCAACGCCTCAGAGGCGCCCCGGTTGGTCAAAGTCCTCGCGGATGCCGTGTCTGACGCGGGGAAACCGGCTCCTGTGGAGACTTCTGGCACGACTCCGCCGCCTCGGACCATTACGGCCGGGGGCAAGCCGAGCGTTACCCAGGCTGAGTACGACGCGCTGCAGGGCACGAAAGCCGCTCAGCCAAGTGGGGAGGGCCTTGTGAAAGGGAAGCCCGTCCCCAAGCAGACCGGCAATGCGGCGCGGGACGGTTCCTCTTCACAAGAGGCCCTCCCCACAACCCGCAAAACAGCGGGGACGAAGAACGTCAAGATCAACGAGAGCAACACGACGGATCTGGAGAAGCACTTTTCCGATGTCTACGGGTCGGACGCGCCGACGAAGGGTAACGGCACGGATCCCGAGGCGCTTACGAAAGCGCTGCAGGAGATGCGGCGGAAGTTCGGCGCGGATCGTGTCGCGAAGCTCACAGCGCCGGATGCGCCGGAGGTCGGTGTCGGCAAGATCGTCAAGGCGACCGGCGCCCCGTCAGCGGCCCCTGACGTGATGCAGAAGGCGCTGCTCGAACACATCAAGAATCCGGGGCAGATCAAGGACATGGGCCGGTTCCTCCGGGGCCTCGTCCAAGTCACGAAGGAATACAAGCGCAACGGCGGCGTCGCGAACAGTGATGTTGCGCGGGAAGTGGCCGCCGCTCTCAAGAAGTACGGCTTCGAGGTTCCTGAATGATCTCGCTGGCGCAGGCGTTTGCGTTCCTCGTCACCATCGTACCGGGCGTGGTATGGCTGGTGCGCCTCGAAGGCCGGATCAACGTGACTGACTCGCGCTACGCTGAGATCATCCGGCGATTGGAGCGCATCGAGAAGAAGCAAGACGCCGAGGATAACTAGGGCTCACACCCGGCGACCTCGATCGTCAGCATCGCCCGCGCGCTCGTCCCATCCGCCCGCACCACGACGCAGTACGCCGGTCCCGCATTGCAGGGGATGTTCTTGATCGGCATTGGCCCCCAGGTGATCGGCGCGTCGTAGCCGTCAAGCTGCCGCTCCGAGCGCTCGCGCTCTGTGCCCCCGATCCCGAAGATCAGCGTGCGGTTGTACTTGTTCGGCGTGACGCGGCACGTGAGCCAAACCTCGCCCCCGTGCATCACCACTTGCTTATTCAGGCGGATGTTGATGCCGCTGTCGGCCGTCAGCGCGAGGAGTGCCGCGAAGAGTGTTGCCCGCATCGATCCTCCAGCGGATCGTGATCAAACGGGTCAATCCACTCGGGTAAGGTTGTGATGCCGTCGAGCGACATTTCGTAATCGTCGGCGGAGATAAGAGAACGACGGCCGGTGGTCTGGGAGACCGGCAGCGAGGAGACGCTATGGGTAGCGGCCGTCGCCCTCATGGGTCATGCTCGCACTTCGGCGTCAGCCTCTTCAACATGGGGCAGTCCGTCGTAGATTTCCGGCAGACGCATGAAGATGCACCGATCGAGCGCGTTCCCGAGCACGTAGACGGGGATGTTCAGCGCGAGAGCCATCCCGAACTCTACGAGCGTGCCGCAGTAGGGCAGATCCCTCTCGGCGATCAGCACGAGCGCGTCGGCTTCGAGCACGCCTTCGAAGTCGTTCATCGCCTGTTCTTGGTTGACCTGATCGTTCGTCGTCCAGTCGTACGTGATCGTGTGACCCATCGCCCGCAGTTCCGCCATCACGGCGCGAGCCCGTTCTTTTTCTTCCAATTTGGTAGCGACGTACACTTTCATTCCCGCTCTCCTTCGAGTTCCTTCTGCAGCAGGGCGAGGGCTCGCCATGCCATCTTTGCCGTGTGTCGCTGCCCGTCGGTGTCGCGGGTGCCCCGCTGCAGCAGATGCCGCGCGAGCGCGTCCGCCTCGTCGCTGGACTTGTCCCGGTCCCAATGTAGCGGCTTGCCGGGGTTGTGCTGTTCGTTCCCCAGGTAAGAGACGTGGGCGATCTCCACGAGCGCGTCAGGGAAGTAGTCGAGTACCCCGCTTGCAACCGGACGCTCCTTGCGGCCCTTCGCGTCGTCGGGGAATGTTGTGGCGCGTGTCGGTGCGCCGCCGATGCCGATCATAGAAACCTCACAGAAAGAGATGGCCGAGTAGTGCGATGAAGCCGACGCCGATCGCCCACCGGAACCAGCGCGGGCCGTGCTGCACCGTCTGCGAGAGCGTGCGGTGCTTCGTCAGGACAGCCCACGCCTCGAAGATGGCGACTGCAAGGAAGAGGAGCCCCCACACCCACATACCGAGAAGCTGCGGATTGGGGACCGCATCCGGCTCCAGCACCGGGATCCCGTCGAAGCATTCGGGCTGAATCATTTCAGTCGCTCCGCAACCTCGTCGGCCTGCCTCCTCACGACGGCGTCCAGCACGTACCGCGCATCGTGCTCGTTGTAAAACTTCGCGATCGTGTCCGTGTCGTTGCAGAGCAGCCACTTCGTACCGGACTTCGCCACGTACCAGGGAAAGTTCGAGTGAGGGAGCGGTGCTGGTTTCATGGCGTGTAGGGAGCTGCAGGCACGGTGCTCTGCGATCTCCAGACCTTCGGACCGCCCAGATACCCCAGGTCCAACAGCCGTTGTCGCATCTCGATGTGCTGCTGCACGTCGCCGACCACGCGCTTGCGGACCTCCGCGAGTCCCTCCGGCGTGAGTCGGTTCGCCGAGCGCCACTTCCCTTGATTCATCTGAACCTTTTCGTGGTCCATTCGCAGCATGGCGCCGAGGCTCTCCTGGGAGAGACTGATGCCCTTCGAGCGCATCAGATCGAGCTTCGTATCCTGGGAGAGCTTGTCGGGCAGTGGAGCCATCTCGAACTCCATCAGCGCCCCGTTAATCATCGGGAGGTCGTGGCCCCGGATGTAATGGCCCGTGACCACGTCGGCCTGCTCGTACGCGAGGAGGAACGCCTGCAAGATGTCCGGCAGCGCCGTCTCACCGAGCAGGTAGACCGTCACGTCGTCGGGATGATCCGTCCACGCCCACGCAATCGCGGTGACTTCCGCCGTGGTGAAGTCCGAGCCGAGATACGAGAGCGGCCGGTTCTCGATGTCGAAGTCCAACACGCGCAGCGGCCGGTTGCTGACGGTGACGGTCGCAGGCTCGACGACGATCGACGTGTTGTCAGGCCGGTGTGGGATCACCCGGATCTTCACTCGACGCCCACCTTGATATCGAAGGCGGTACCCGCTTCGAGCCCGAGGACGGACTTGCCCGCCTTCAGCGCCTCAACCTCCGGCATCAACACGTCTTCCTCGAAGTCGATGCGTTCAAAGCGCTGTTTGAGGGCGAACTGTGCTCGCCTCAGCGCCTTCAGTTTTCGCTCTTGTCTGCTGTCCCTGCTTAAACTCATCGATCCTTCTCCTGAGGTGTTCGTTGATTAACTTCGCCTGCTCGGCGGACGCCGCTGTTCCGATGTATCTAGCGCCCGCGTAGATTTGACGCGCGTTCGACCGCGCCCACTGTTGTGCATACTTCACACGCCCATGCGCGGACTGTCGGTAGTGTTTGTTCGAACGTACATCCTTCGCGCGCTTTTTCGCGGATCGCAGGTAACGCTGTCTATTCGGTCGTAGGTCGTTACAACGAGAACAGAAATGCTCGTGCTTACGACACTTAGCCGGTTGACACGGCCGCTCTCCGCACTTGCGGCACATGCACACTACTGACACTTCACCAACCTCCCGGCGAACTCGGCGCCGATGCCGATCCCGAGACCGGCGAGCACCTGGGGCAGCGTGTGCCGGTGCGCGTCCTGCCGGAGCTGCCCCGTCGCGAAGCTGAACGCCATTCCGTAGCGCCAACCGGTGTAGCCGATCGTGCTGTTCATCGTGTGGCCGCTCGGCATCCCGTCCGGCGCGCATCCGAGACACGGCCTCGGCGACGCCACCAGATGCTTGACGGCGAACGTTGCACCATTGCCGACGGCCTCACTGAGCGCGAGCTGCGCGAGGCGGCACTTCGGCGACTCCGACCGCGCCGCGCGCACGACGGCGATCGTCGGGTTGGCCGCTGCCGTTCCCCACGACGCCCAATCCGCCCACCGGACGACGGGCTCCTGCGCGTGAACCGGCGCCGCGAGCAGTAGCAGAACGAGAAGCACCCTCACGGCCGCACCATGAGCGTTGTACATTTCGGCGGCGCTCCGGCATCACAGATCGTCACCGTCAGCGGCGACACGAGCGTCGCTGGTGTGACGACGGGCGGAGGAGGAGGAGGGGGCGGAGGAGGGGGCGGCGGTTCCGTCACGACGGTGCCGTCTGTCACATCAAAGACGAGCAGCGTCGCAACCTGCTCCAGCCCCCCGTCAGGCTGTGTGCGACGGATCGCGATCTTGTGCTTCCCGGCCCCGAGGTCGGCCGGATCGAGTGTGACCGTGGAAATGATGTCCCCCGGAAACACGATCTGCTGGATGTTCCTCCCCGGAATGTCGTTGTGCAGATCAAGATCGACAAGCACGTCCATCACCGCCGGGGGCAACTGATTCGCACCGTAGCCAATCGCATCGAACGTGAACGACTGCGGCGCGGCAATCTGAAAGGGAATCTGGTTGTTGATGATGTCGATTTGATTCGAGCCCCACTGCACATCCGGTCGGCGCGGACTCCCCGGATTGCAACGAGCCGCCAGTACGACCTGTCCCTCTTGCCCGCCCCGGAGCGGTTGGGTTACGTCCAGCGTTTGAAAGTACGGCACCAGCGTGGCGATCCGCTGCGCGTCGCCGTTGTCGTATCTCGTCAACGTCGAAACTGCGACATTGACCCACCCATGCGGAACCGCAGGGTCTGGGTCAATCACGAACGAACCCGACCACTGGTGAAGTTCGTGATGCCCCGCGCCGCCACGCCGGATCGGGGGCGTTGAAGTCCCTGTATCATCCCAAACGACGTTGCGCGCCTCGCGCTCTTGCAGGATCTTCGCGTAGAAGTCTACGGACTCCCCGGCCGTCTGAAAGAGCTTGATGGTGAACCGGCATTTCATCGGCGCGTCGAAGGTGCTATACGGTGGCTTCTCGCATTGAAGATCCAGATGCGTGTGACCAGTCGTCGGATTGTCGAGTGGGATCACGGCGTCACTCGGAGTCCAGTGACACTGCCCCGATATGATCGGCTGCGCGAACGCAGGTGACGTGAGACTCAGAACGACGAGAGTAGTTAGAAGCGGTTTCACAGTGTCATTCCCCTTTGCCAAGCGACCGCGCACGCCTTGGTGACGGCATCCATCAGCAGGCCACGCATCGAAAAGAAGTTATGGAAGACGGCGGCAGCAACCTCCGTCGCGTAGTGGCGCGCGAACTCGTAGCACGTGCGAGAACTCGCGTACTCCGGCAAGCTGCCGTTGGTGCCCATGCGCGGCGGCTCGTCGATGAACAGCGGGATCGGCGGGTAGCCCGCCTGCCCGTAGAGATAGGTCGGTGACGCAACGGTGTCCATCTTCGCGGCCGGGAGATCGCGGCGCGGGTGAAACACCATCAGCGGGCCGGTCGGGCGGTACGGCGCTTGGTCCCCGAGGGAGCTGCCGCGAGACCAGAGCATCCCCGGATCCGCGAGCGTGCCGGGATCGAAGCCGTTCTTCGGGTACTCGTTGCCGCCACTCAGGATCGTCCCCGAGCCCCGCAGCAGCTCCGCCATCTGCAGCCAGTGCGAGACCGGCGAGTGGATGTCTTGGTTGTCAACGTAGACTTCCGCGAGCAGAACGATCCCCTGCGCGTTCAGCCAGTCCGTGAACGGTCGCACGTGCTCGTAGTAGCCCGGCTCCGTCGGCGAGAGTTGTAGGATGCCGTTCTGCGCGGCGCTGCCCTGGAAGAAGACACGCCACAGATTGAAGCCGAGTTCGTGCGACTCCTGCGCCAGCGCGGCGAGCCCCGACGCGTTGCCGTCGAGGAACATGCGGAAGGCGCGGAACTGATCGACGCCCTTGAGCACCATCCGCTGACCGGAGGCGTCCACGAAGTCTTTCCCGGCAATCTGGAAGAACGGGATCGGCGGCGCCTGGAGCTGTAGCGCCGGAATGTCCTGCCCGACGTTGACCTGCTGATTCAGCGGCCGAGGATCGTTCGCATTGTCGCGGACGTTGCGGAACCGGAAGTGAACCGTGTAGTTCTGATAGCCCGCCGCCGTGATGCGAATGTCACTGTCACCAAGCGTATCGTCGATCTGGAATGTGACATAGCCGTCTTTGTCCCCGTCGATCGTCGTCGCCCAGGTGTCGGGGTTCGTCTTCGTGTGGATCTCGACCTTCGAGCCGCCCGGTGCGAATGCGATTGCCAGCGTGCGATCCGCCGCGCTCGCGTTCAGTGCGAGCAGGGCGTTCAGAAATAATGAACAGAGCACTTTCTTGAACACTGTCGTTTCCCTTCGGCCATTGTGGGGAGGGGCAACTTGTGAAAGGGCGGCGCCGGTTCCCCTCTTCACAAGTGCCCTCCCCACTTTGGCGCTTATGCCACTACCTCTGAAAGTCGTTCGAGCGACAGCAGAACAACGAAGTGGCGGTTGTCCGGCCCGTCGCGAAATGCCGCCTTGTAGCCGCGCTTCATGGCTGTCTCGGCGTTTGGTGCGATCACGATGTACGTCTTCTTCCAGTCGTACACGCGGTCGTCGTCGCGCTGCGTCAACGTCACGCGAAATGCTGCTCTCATAGCTTCGACATCTCTTTCCACGTCGGGCCGAACTTGCCGTCGGCCTCAATCGGCACCGCCCACTTCACGATCGTGGACATCGTCTTCGTCACCCGCTCGTGCCACTCCTTCGCGAAGTCCGTCTCCACGAGGAAGACGAGCGAGTCGTGAATCTGCAGGATCGGCTCGACGCGCGCCTTCCGCTTTGCCGCCCACGGCAGATCCTTCGAGGACACAGCAGCCATCGCTTGCTTGATTAGCCGCTGTGCGCCCTCCTGCACCGGCAGCGCGTGCGACTGGCGCAGCGTCGCCTCGCGGACTTCCTCGTGCGGGCTCCACGCGCCGGGGAGGTACCACTCCATGCCCCACATCCCGTATGCCTTGCCGGTCTTCAGGGCGTGCTCGCGCCGGTCGTTCATGAACTGCCGCACGCCGGGGAACGTGCGGAAGAAACCATCCATGAACTTCTCGCTGTCGCAGTTGACGTGCTTCGCCTTCCAGCTTTTGCAGCCGGGGCAGTTCTTCGACCATTCGAGGTTGCCCGCCGCGTGAACGCTCGCCGTCAGCCCGCTCGGCGTCGTGCCCATCAACATCGAGAAGTTCCCGACCTTTGCCGGGCGCCGCTGTGTGACCTCGTCTTGCTTGTCTTTCTCCTTCGGAGCCCCGAGGACTTCATGCGCTGTCTTCGCGTGGAGGTCTTCGCCGCGCACGTACACGTCGATCAGCACGTCGCACTGTGAGAGTTCCGCCGCCGTTCGCAGCTCAATCTGCGAGTAGTCCGCCTCGTAGATGCTGAAGCCTTTCGGTGCGCGCACCAGCCCCCGGAACTCGCTCGACTTCGGCAGTCCGAGGACCGGGAAGCCACTCGTCGCGAGTCGCCCGGTGAGCGTTCGCGTCAGCTTCAGTTGCGGGTGGAGGCGCGCGATGGTCACAGGGGAAACCTCGGCGCAGGAACACGCTCGTAGCCGGAGTCCGGTGCATCCATCTGCTCAACGGTGAAGCTCGATGGTCCGACGCGCCCACGCGAGTAGTGGTGGCCCTCTCGCCCGTCCCAGAACCAAAGGGTGTCGCCCATCGTCGGATCCAATGAGCGCCACCAGATCCCCAGAAGACGACTGATCACCGCATCGACGGGTGTCACCGCCGTCCCTCCTCGATCAGCATCCGGCGCCGCTCGTCTGTCATGGGCACAGAATCAGAGGTATCCCGGCGATTGGCGCACATAAGCAAGTAGACGCCAAGCAGGCCCATGATCCCGATCGCTCCCAACGCGGCTCCGAGCATGGTTTGCATCTAGCCCTCCACCAGCGCTCGCATGTCCTGCAGCAGCGCCTCGATCGTTTCCTTCGGTGCCCGGTTGAAGCTCGCCGCATAGACCTGATCGGCCAGGGCGTGCAGCAGTACGCGCTTCATCCGGCGTGACTGATCCTTCCGGCGTCTCTCCTGTTGAATCAGTTCGTACTCGGTTGTGAGCGTCATGCACTAATCCCACCAATCCGAAGGCATAGAGGCGTCGTCGGACTTCTTCGGCGGCTTGAAGCCGATCTTCTTGGTCTTGTCCGTCACCAACGTCCACGCGATAGCGTGCATGTCCGAGAGCTTCGGGAGCCCGCTGTTGTAGTACTCCGAGCACTGGCGCACGTCGCTGGAGAGATCGCGCCGGAAGACATCGCAGCGCCGATGCTCGCCCTTCGCGTCCTGCCGGATTGAGCCGTGGGTGCAGGAGAGACAGAGCGACGCGCCGGTCAGTTGCCCCGTCCCCTGCTGAATCTTCGTGACGATGCTCACAGCAACTCCTCAAGCAGCGGCCCGGCGTACGTGCCGCGCTCCTTCACCAGCGCGCGATGCTCCTGTAGCTTCGCGACGAACGGGTGATCCTGATGTTCGGCGAGCGCTTTCTCCGACGTGGACGGCTTGCCGCCCTTGGTGCGCTTCCCCGAGCGCAGCCCGATCCGCCGCGTCACGATGTCGCGCACCTGGGGGTGGGACTTCGGGTTGAAGTCGCGGATCCCGTAGCGGCGCGCGGCCTGCTGCAGCTCCTCGGTGCAGGTCTCGATCTTGTCGAGCGTCTCTGCGTAGTAGTCCACCGACGCATCCACGTCGAAGGGGATGCCGTTGCGGATCATCGTCTCGACGAGCGGTACTTGCGCCATGTCGATCCGGTACGGCGGGTAGTCCACGAGCCCCCGCTTCCGGTACACGTCGAACAGCCGCCACGTCGCGATCACGTCCATCCCCGCGTAGTCGCGCACCGCATCGGTGTACGGGATGGTCTGCGTGTCGAAGTCCACGCCGGGGAGGTCCGACAGCTCGCGGAGCTGCAGGCCGCACTCGCGATAGGCGAGGGTGCCGAGGTTCTGCGACTCCGCTTCGAGGATGCCGGAGCCGGTTCGCATCAGGTCGTGGTACGCGAGTACCTGCGTGTCGTGATAGCGCTCGATGTTGACGCCCATCGCCCGTAGCACCGGCAGGTCGTGGATGCCGTTGTGGAGCACGAGCGTTTGCTTCCGCAGCCACACCGCCAGCTCGGGGAATACTTCAGGCGCCGCGACGTAGGCCGTACGGCCGTCGGGGGTAAAGCTGAGCCCCCAGGGGTTCTCCACCCATCCCTCCGTGTCGAGAGCGACGATATGAGGGCCGGGCGCCGACACAGGCGGCCCCAGGAGCCACTCGGAGGACGCCGGACGGCTGGAGGGAGCCCAGACGGACAGCTCGCCCCGCAGAAAGGCTCCTAGCCTGCCGAGGTCATATGCGAACGCCGCGAGGAAGCTCTTGTTGTGGAGCCCGGCGCCTGGGTCGTACGTCGGGAAGCAGACGAACTGATGGCCTGCAATCTCTGCCGAATGAGGGATCCCATGTACGTCAGCAAGACGTACACCTCCCAGAATTGTTCGCGTGGCAAAGCCACCGGCAGTGACGACAACATCAGGCCGTACCGATGTGAGTTCGTCAAGGAACGTTGGCAGCGCCGCAGCAACTTCCGCAGGTTTTGGATCTCGGAAGTTGGGGAGTGCTTCCTTGATGATGTTCGTGGCATAGAAGTCCTTCTTCGTCAGGCCGGTGAAGCGCTCCATGTCGGCCCAGAGCTGAATACCAGACTTGCCGACGAATGGCGGTCCCTGCTCGCCGACGAGCATTAGATTCCTCACCGCCCCTCCAGTCGCGTGCGGGTGTGGTGGTACTGGAAGAACAGCGGGAGATCCTCCGCGCACACTTGACAGACCTCGTAACTGAAACTCTCGTCAGCCACCGCGTCGTAGCGTTTCGGGACAAGGTTCTCGTTCAGCGATCCGGTAACGCGTACACGCACAAGGACTGCGGTATCAGGTAGAGCCGCCGAGCCGCATTTGTCGCAGAGGATCTGAATCATTACCAGACCATCACCCAACACGTGCCGTAGTCCCCGTCACTGCGCCAGAGATCGCCGCCAAGCGGGAGCGGTACCTCGCTCGGTCTCTCGTCCGCTCCTTCGCGCGACAGCCGCCACACGTTCGCAGGGTAGGGTTCACCAGCGGCGTCTCGCAGCGCACGCACCGACCGTCGAGCACGAGGCGCCAGTACCACGCGTGGCTCCAGTCCTGCATGTAAGCCTTGTGGTCTGCGGTGTTGCCCCACTCGCCCGGCCGTCGCATTCACTGCACCGGCCCCTTGGGCAGTTCCGCTGCGGTCGCATCGACGATCCGCTTCACCATCTCCGCGAGCTTGTAGGCCCCGGCGGTGTTGACCTCGGGCATCGGCGACGGCATCGTGACCATGTCTTTCAGCGCGAAGGCTGCAGCAACCACGATGATCGCCGTGGCATCGCCGACGCCGACGGCATCTACGAGACTGTTGACGAGATCCCGTGCGGCCAGATGCACGCCGGGCGCCTTGGTGTTGACTTCAATCGACTCGAACCCGCCCACGTCCTCAGTCATTGGTCAGCCCCCGGAGGACCGCTGCAGCCTGCGCGCGGCCTCGACTCCATACCTGTATGCGGCGCGGTTGCTTGTCTGCACACCACACCAACCAGCAGCACGTGACGTTGTCGGTCTGCTTCTTGCCTTCGTCGTTGCAGCGGAACGAGTAGCGCGGGAGCACGATGATCTGCTGCGGCGGGTTGCTCTCGAACAGGTGCGCCCGCTCCTCGGTCGGTTCTATAAACGAGAGCCGCGCGAGAACGGCCACGTTCGCAGCTTGATCCAGCGCGTTTTCGAGGATCGCCAGTTCGTCAGAAAAAGGTGGGTTTGTGATCGCCCAATCCACATGGCCGTACGCCAGGGTCCGAGCGTCACTGTGATAGTCAGCCACCCGTCTTCGATCGAGATCATTGGTGATTACCTTCCGCACCTGGGGGAGCTGCCGCAGCGGCTCACTGATGGCGCCATCGCCGACGCACGGCTCGCACACTTCCCCGAAGACGTTGACTTCGGAAAGGAGCGCCGCCACGTAATGCGGCGGCGTCATGTAGGCATCCAGCGGTGTGCGGGGCATCTACTTGATCGTGAAACTGGCGGCGGTGAAGTCCTTCGTCATGTCCTTGCCGCAGACAGGACACGGCGGCAGCGGCATGTGTTCCGAGGAGACGATGATCTCCTTGCGGACTTCACACGGCGCGCAGATGTACACGTAGATAGGCATCAGTCGTCCTCGTCAGCGGGATCGTCATCAATCAGGTAGTCATCGTCCTCGTAGTCGTCGTCCCACTCAACGTCTTCGAGGTCGTCGTCTTCGAGATCCTCCTCGGGGACGTATTCGAGGTTGAACGGGTAGAGGTCAGTTGAAAAATCCGGCACGTTTCAGCCTCGCTTTCACGTCATTGGCGAGCCACGCAGGCTCGACATCAATCAGCGCTTCGATGGCCTCGGCGAGCAGTGCGTACAGCTCGTGAAGTACGACGGCTTGCACGTACCCCCTTGTCTTCACGCCGCCGAGAATTTCGTAGATTCGGAGGAGCAGACTGACCGCTTTTCTGTAACTTGCTTCTTGTAGAACCTGGGATCTCCGCACGAATGGCCTGCACTGTCTTTGCCGCGATCGTTTTGCCGATGCCCTCCACGCCGCTCCAAGCGTTTACATCAGCAGTGACTAGCCCGTAGATGCTCCCGAACGCCCTCGCCACATCCTTGCTCCGCCCGTCGCCGACGCCGGACTTGAGCGCCACGAGCACCCGCCGGATCCGCGCTGTCGCTTCGTCGTCCCGATTCAGCAACGGCTGTGCGGTGTAGACGACATCGAGCGAGCGGTGCGCGGCATAGTCCTTGTTCCAGAATCCCTGCAGCACCTGTGCGATCACACGCGCTGTCTCGTGGGGTGTGCGGGTCCGGCGCAGACGCACGCCGACCTCTTCTAGCCCGGTGAGAAACTTCTCGACATCGGCCCAGAAGATCGGCCGCTTCCCGGCATAGAAGCCGCGCCACCGACGCCCGTAGGGCATTTCGAGGATGCCGCTCGGCCGACCGGCACGGTAGAACCCTTCGACCACGAGATACGTGCGACCGTAGGTTTCAAGCAGACCGGGGATCTGGTGCCCCGCGAGCCGCTTCGTCTGCATTCCATTGATCAAGTCCTTGATGGTCTTCAGCTCGATGCCGACCTTGATCGGGCCGTCGGGTCCGTTGCCGATGAAGGCGGCGTCGCCGAACTCCATCTGCTGCACGACTACATCGGCGCCGAAGCCTTCGAGGTCTTTCTTGAAGGCCGCAAGCCGCTCGCTGCCGGGTGCCTGCTTCGTCTCGCCGAAGCGCGGGTCCAAGAAGATCATTTCTGCAGCTCCGTGCCCACAACCTCGACGACAATCGCGCGAGCAACCTCCACCGACTGCTTGACCAGCCAGGAGTTGCCGTAAGGGGCGTGCTCATAGCTGCGGCCGTCCAACCCTTTTCGCAGCAGCAGCGAAGCCGCAATCTGTCCGGCAATAATCGCGACGGTCTCTTTCACGGCGTGACCAGCCCCGACGGTGCTTCTTCCTTCTCAACCTCGTCGCAGTCGATCCACGCGCCCGGCGGGATCGCCTTCAGCACCTTGTCGCCGTTCAGGAACACGAGCGCACCATCAATGACAGCGCACTCGTCGCACTCCAACACCGCCTCCTGAATGACCATCGGGTTGCTCGGCATCGTGTGCTTGAACGTCTTGAAGACGACGCGATAGAGACTCACTTCGCCCTCGGGAGCAGCGCGAGCAGGAACGCCGACGCGACGACGCACGCAATGGCATACATAAGCGGAATCATTGCCAGTCCTCCTGATCCGTGTCGGGAAACACCTTGGTTGCGAGCGAGGGGAAGTCGTTGTCGCCCTCTTTGCTGTCGAGGACGAGCCCGGTGACGAGCGCGTTCTGCTCGCACTCCTTGATCGTCGTGGTGAAGACGCCGTCGTCGTCGCGGTCGTGCTCAATGTAGACCTGCGTCTCGTAGACGATGCCCGGCCAACCGGAGAGAACCTCGTTGCCGGTCGTCTCGCCGCCGACATACTCCGGCTTCATGCGGTGGAGAAAGCAGACGTTGGCGTCGTTGTTGCGCGCCTCCTTCACCATCCACCGGAAGTCGGCGTACATGCTGCCGTAGTAAATCTGCAGGATCTGAGAGTTGCGTCCGTGCTCGGCGATCTTCCGCACGTCGAGCAGCTCGGTCAGGGTGTCCACGAGAACCGACCGGAAGTTGCGGACGTTGTACTCGAAGTCGCGGATGTACCGCTCCCAGACCGCGAGGTTGTTGCTCTTGATGTCGCCGCGCGAGTCGGCGAAATACTTCAGGTGTTTGATCTCCTTCGCCCGCTTCCCGGCCTTCTTGCGTGCCTGCTCCAGTCTGAATTCACCAGAGGCGTCAAGCTGCATGTAGGCAAGCGGGAGTGGCATCGTGAAGCCGAATTGCGTTTTGCCGCGCTTCTGCTTCGCCGCGCTGGCGACGATCAGGCGCCGCCGCTTGGGCGGAGTGTCCTCTTCCCACGAGGGAACGTAACGACTTGAGCTTTCGCCGACGAGCGATCCGGCGTTCTTCCACGAACGTTTGCTCTTGCCGCTATCCGCTGATTCAGTCTCGGTCTGTCGTCCCACGGTTTGCTCTCCTGCTTCAGTAGTCCGTAACGAATGCCGTTGCTGATCACGCCCGACCAGTTCTCATCCAGCTCGCGCCGGTCGAACTCGACCTGAATCTTCAAGTAGTCACGCAACAACGTGAGGTCGCTGCCCTTGCTCTCGTAGCTGTAGTCGCCGTTAATGAACCACGCGCGGAACGTCGTCACCGGCCGTTTGATCAACTTCCGCCGGAGCAGGGCGCGCACGTAGGACTTCGCCTGGGGCAACCACTCCTGCACCTTCTCTTCGGCGGACTTGAGTGACTTCTTCGTGGACTTCCACTCCTCGTGCCCGTCCGGCCCGATCCAGTCCGGCGAGATCCATATGCCGTCTTCTTCGAGCTGCGGCGGTCGATGCCCGGCGCGGTTCTTGTGACGCGCGGCTAGGGCGCGTTCGAGGACGGTCTCCCACGTGAAACCCTGCTCGAACACCATGAAATCTTTGGGGGCGTCGGGGTGATACTTGCGATCACGCTCCCACGCCATGCGTACGAGAATGTCCGACAGGTGGACGCCCTCTTTGCGGTCCTCCCCGGTGTTCTCCATCAGGAGTTCCGGGTCCGGCGCGCAGGCGAGCACCTTCACAGCGATCCCAACTTGTGCAGCGTGCCGATCAACCGTTCGAGGTCGGGATGCTGCAGGAGAATGCGATGCGCGTCTTCGAGCAGCATGAGGAGCCGGCGCGTCTCGTCGATGCGTTTTTTAAGCGACTCCGGCGTCGGCAGCGTCGGCACCTTGTAGGGATTTAACTGTCCTTGCCCTATCTCCGCCGCCTGCATCTGCCGCAGGATGTTCGCGTAGTCCTGACCCATGCTCTTGTCTGACATCGCTATCTCCCGAACAGCAGCCACTTCATGCGACCGAAAAAGCCGCGTGACATCAGGGCATTCCACTTGACGATCAGTTCGGCAACCGCTTCCCGAACCTCTTTCCCCTGACGCACGCGACTTTTAAAATCCACGACTACGCCGTCGCTTCCGTGTTCTGCTGAATCGACGCGCGGCGCACGGCATGACTCGCCATCCCTCCTTTGCGTCCGGCCTCGCGCGCTTCCTCCGTCGTCCACTCGTGCGCGGTGCCCTTCTGATGCGCGGCCTTGCCGCCCTTCGATGCGATCTCGCGCTGCTTGGCTGCGTCCATCGACGCGAAGCCTCTGTCTCGTGTGCTCATTGACCCTCTACTCCTTGTTCTGTGATGCTGACGTATTCAAGGTGCGCCGATCCGTCGTCAAACTCCCACCGCCATTCCGACTGTAACGACGACCACAACATCGGACGACCATCTAACCGCGCGACAACCTCACGAACCTGTCGTCTGATGCGTGCTTTTCGTTGTGCTCGTTTGCGGAGGCGGCTGGACTTGAACCGCCGCCTCCCCCGTGCGCGGGGCATCAGTCCGCCGAGCGAAGGACGCCCTTCTTCTTGTCGTACGACCACGGCGCGTCGTCTTCGAGTTCCGACTGCGCGACGAGGTTGGACTCCTTGAAGGCCCACTGCATCATGGCCTTCGCATCGGGATCCTTCTTGGCAGCGGCGTAGACTTCGTTCGCCACGTCCGCCTTCTTGACCGGCCCCTCTTCGAGTAGCTTCTTGATCACGGCGATCGTCTTCGCCTCGATGTCGTCAGAGCTGGAGCCCTTCGACGCTTTGCCGTTCGCTTTGCCGTTCTTCTTGCTGCCGCTCGCGGGATCCACGAACTGCATCGGCACCGCGCGATCCTTCGGCTCGCCGTCCACGGGCGTGAACTTGCGATTGCCGAGAATCACCGAGCGGCCTTCCAGCCCCCGGTACGTGAAGCCGTCGCCGTCGATGGCGATCAGATCGTCGATGTCCACACCAGAGGCTTCCGCCGCCTGCTCGATGGACTCGTTGAAGAAGAAGCCGCCGCTGCCCTTGTTGACACCGTTCTTGTTCTGCGTGCTGCGGATGCCGTAGCCGTCGTCGATGGACTCGAACCCGCCCGACTTGCCGAACGTGTAGTGGTCCTCCCACGGCTTCTCCAGCCCTTCGACCTCGTACACGACGCGCACCGCCGCCTGGGGATCGCTCTTGAAGCGACCGCCGTACGTGAACTCTTCGACCGTGCCGATCTCGGCGATCACGGCGCGTGCGCCGTCGATGCCGCCGCCCGCTACCGCATCCTTGGTGCGCGGGGAGAAACCAGACTGCTTGCCCATTCGCTGCCTCCTGAGAGCTTGTAAGACCGTGTGAGTGAACAGGAGGGAATATACGACCGTGGAAATTATCTGTCAAGGGCGAAATGTGCAATTCAGCACAGGCGAAGGAACGGCTCAGGTTCCCTGCTAGAATTGGTGTGGGGAGACGCGAAACTGTTCTGTTTTATACAGGCGAAGATCGCGGCGCACTCAGAAGGACTTGCACAGAAAGTGTTGTGGCCCTATTAAACAGAGCAATAATTTCGGCTAACTTCTAAGCGCGCAGGAGGAAGTAATGGACGCGAAAGACGTATGGCCGGTCGTACGGTTCATTGTGGCGGCCACCGGGTTGAAGCGCGAGGACGCGCGGCGCTACATCGACGAAATTCCCCAGGAGAAGTACGGATCCCTCTACCTCGCGTCGCGACAATGGGAACGCGACGTAGACCAGAAAGCGCTCGAAATGCTCACCGGCATCGTGGGCATGTCCACGAACACGGTGCTGCAGACCGCCGTCGAGCGCGCACGCATCCCCTCGCACAAGCAGCCGAAGCCAGGACCACGCAAGCGGCGGAAATAGCCATTGTGGGGAGGGCGCTCTTGTGAAGTGGCCCGGAATTTCGCGGGCGTCCTCCTTTCACAAGGTGTCCCTCCCCACATTGGCGTACGAGCGCTCAGAAGATCGCAGAAATGCGTGCAAATCCCTGTAGTGCTTGACACGCCTATTCGAATTCGTACATATTCGAATGGCTGTCGCTTTCACCTGAGCGCCCGAAAGGGCGCGATCAGGAGCGAGACAGCGAATCAGTACAGATACGAATAGGCTGCGGAGGGTCGGCGCCTTGGGGCGCCTCCAGACACCATGCTTTACAAACGGTGCGGCTGCGTGGACCCGTCGAAGTGCAAGCATCCCTTTTGGTACGAATTCGATCTGCAGAAGCGTCGCTACCGGCGCTCCACGAAAACCGCGAACAAGCAGACGGCGGAGCGCGCAGAGCAGCGGCGGCGCATCGCGATCCTCGACGGGAAGGACGAGAAGCCGTCGGACGCGATCCGCCTCTCGAAACACATCGAGGACTACACCGCGCACACGAAGACGGCGAACGTCACCGCCTACAAAGATGCGAAGGTGCTTGAGCGGCTGGAGAAGTCCGTCACGGATCGTCTCCTGAAGGATGTCTCTCCGTTCCACATTGAGCGGTGGAAGCAGCAGCGGGCGCAGCAGGTGGAGAAGTCCACGGTCAACCGCGAGTTAAACATCGTGCGCGGCTGCTTCTCGAAGGCCGTCGAGTGGGGCAGGCTCGCGATCTCCCCGCTGCGCGCCGTCACCGCGTACAAAGTGGATGATCAGCGGATCCGCATCCTGAGCGACGAGGAGATCAAGCTCGTGATGGAAGGGCCGGACGCATTCACAGCCTTGATCGGCCGCACGACGTTGGAGTGCCTCCCTCGCTTGTCCGAAGTCCTCAACATTCATCGGACCAACATCGGGCCGACCTGGGTGGAGTTCCGGCGCAAGGGTGGCAAAGTCACACGCGCGGCGGTGACGCCGGAGCTGCGGCAGGCGTTGCTCGCGCGCTGTCACGAGAGTGGCTTCGTCTTCGGGGAGGGCGAGAAGGGCAAGCCGCCGACGCAGCAGACGGGGACGCTCAGGATCATCCGGGCACTGCGTGCCCTGGGTATCGAGAATGCCTCCCATCACACATTTCGGCACACGGGCGTCACGCTGATGATGGACCACACCAACCCGCGCGTGATTCAGACGTTGGCAGGGTGGAGTAACCTGCGTATGCTGGAGCGGTACGGCCACGTGCGTGACTCGGAAATGCAGAAGGCCGTTCGGCTGAACGCCGCGCACATCGCAGCGTTATGAGCGAGCTGCTACGTGATTCGGTGCTCGAAGCGCGCATCTACCAATGTTGGGCACACGGAGGGCATCGGGAGTACGGTTATGGTGAAAAGTACCGTTGTGTCGTGTGTGGGACTACGAAGAGGGAACGTAACGCCGTGCGTAATCGTATGCGTGTGGCTCGGTCTGCTTACCGCCGGTTGCAGCAGCAGTCCCTCGGCACCAGCAGTGACGACGCCTCCGGCCCCAACACCGACGGTGACGCTGCGGTCTGACGCGCTCGATTCCGAGGACACACCGACCGGCCTCCGACTGACCGGCAAGTTCACCAACGTCGGCGACGGCTGCGCGCGGGGTGTCAGCGGGGAGCTGCGGATCTCGACACTCGCAGGCGTGCTCGTCTCCTCGATGCCGTGGAGCCTGGACCCGGCGCAGGTTGTCCGGCCGCAGCAGCAGGCCACGTACACCACGTGCTGCTTTGTGTCTCAGGCGTCCGACTACAACTACTCGGTACGCTTCGCCTTCACGACGGTGAGCTGCTGATGGCTCGCCAAGCGCCCCGCTGCGCCGTGTGCAAGACGAGCGATAGGTACGATGCGGATGTCTGGTACTCGCAACAGTTTCGCCGTTGGTTGTGTGAGTCCTGTTGGTCTCGTTTGCACGCGATTGCCTGTCGCCTGCAGTCCCCACAAACGACCACACAGCCAATCAGCGAATCCTTGTAAGTGGTTCGTCCCCAACGGGATTCGAACCCGTGTTTTGGCCTTGAAAGGGCAGTACGAGGTCTTACAAGCGCTCAGGACTGCGTAGGCGGTTTTGTGGTTGAGCCCGAGTCCTTAGCAGCGGATCCCTCGACAGGCGCGCAACCACCGGTCCCCACACTGGCCCCCACAGCCCGATTTTCGATGGTGTAAATACCCTTGATGTGAATGTCCTCGAAGGAGTTGAGCCGCCGGTAGACGGCGATCACGCGCTCAGCTTCCTCCTTCGACGCGGCAGTGAACGTTAGGATCTCACCGTCCCATCGTTCGACGCTGATGCGGTACTCCCAAGCCATTTCATCCAACGTGTTGCACTACGAGGCTCTTGGCGGGCTTCCACGCCGTCTCCCAGACGACTTCTTCGAGGCGGATGTGAATCGTGTCGAACTTCTCGGCATCTCGCTGCTTGCGGCAAATGAGCCGCTTGCGCGGGGTGCGCCGCTTCACCTTCTCATCGTCGCCCTTCAGCTCCATGCTCAGGTCCATTGTCGCGCGTAGAGCTGAGGCGCCGCGCTCGTGCTCGCCAGCCCATCCCGTGTGATGCACGACGAGGATCGCGGTGTGGAGCTTCTTCCGCACGGTTTGCAGCGTGTGGAGGATCGGGCCGATGCCCATTGTCTTGTCCTCGTCCACGCCGAGGCTCGACGCCGCCAACGTGTCGATCACGACGAGGCTCGGTGATACCGCCTTCGTCAGTCCAATGATCCGGTCGGCGGCTTGTTCTTCCTGCAACTGAATGGGCTCTGCGACGAAGTGGAGGTCGTCGAGCACCGCCGTGTCGAACTCGTGATAGTGCAGCCACGCGCGGATACGTCGCTTCTGTCCGAGCAGTCCCTCACCCGCGATGTAGACGACGGGACCGGCTGCAACCTTCTGCCCGAGCCAGGGGAGGTCCGCTGCAACTGCACACGCGAGATCGAGCGCCACGAACGACTTGCCGACGTTGGATGGCCCCCACAACATGCCGAGCGAAGCGGCGGGGAGAATGCGGTCCACGAGCCAGGGCGGATCGTGAAGATTCAGGATGTGGTTGACGGATAGAAGCCGTTTGCTCAAGACGCTCCCAGAGCCCATACACCGAACCGCCCTACCCCCGTCGCGTATTCGGGAGCAGGGCGGCTTACGCAGGAGGGTCTATGAGCGCCTCTAAGGTCTCACGAGGGCGTAGGGGCCGTCAACGTCAACGGTTTCAAGAGCTTGCAGAGGTCGGCGACTGTCTTCGAGCCGATGTAGCCGCGTGTGTTGACGCACCAATGGCCGTCTCCGGTCAGCGCTTCGGCCGTACGCGCGATACGCTGAGCAGTCTCCTGACATTCGGCAGTCGCAACAATGCGCTCCTTCCCATCGATCTGTCGCCACACCAACCACAGCGTAGGGCTGTCTGCTTTCGATCGTGTGCTCACGATTGGTACGCCGGGCCGTGCGCGATCCCGCGCTTCGGCCGCTCCTTCACCGCGCGCCGTTCAATGATGCCGCCAATGACACGGCGCTGCACGACATCGACGTAATCGAAACCGAGCGGCAGCGGATCGATCTGCCGCGCGTACTCGGCTGCTTGAGTCTGTTCCGCGAAGAGTAAGAGATCGACGAGCCCGCCGTCCACCATATGCGCGCGGACGGCGTAAACCGTTTCGAGCATAGTCACGATCGCCTCCTAAAATGTTTCGTAGTGCAACGCGCTCTCCCGTGCAACGGGCTGACTTGATGGCCCTCGGAGTGCCGTAGGTGTCACAGGTGTGTTTCATTTCGTACAGAGGCCGTCTGCTTTTGATCATGTGCAAGCGGCGGACGGCCGGGACCGCCGGGGCGCCAGAGCCTGAACCCGCGCCGTCGCCGGTCGGCCTCCCGGCAACGGTCACACTGTCTGCCGATGCGCCGCTCCCTCCCACATCGGCATTTACCTGCTCGCCGGTTCCTGCGCTCCCACGAGCGCCTGTAGTCGCTTGCCATCGCTTCTAACCTCCTACGGCAAACCGTAGCACCGAACGGGATCGCCTGATTCGCTCCAGATCACGGCTGAATCAGGTCCATACGGTCATTTCGTTGTTGACAAGATCCCCGGCATATGCTCTGATCTGCTCCTACGGTCTTAGGAGAGGAGAGGAGAGCTTATGAGGACTCCAGAGGAGAGCGCGGCGCGATTGGAGCGGGATTTACTCCATGCAATCGACATGGAGCGGCGCGCAGGTACGCGTGTGAAGCGAGCAGCGACAACGCTGCACAAGTGGCAAAACACGCGACGGCGGATCGAGCGGCGCATCGGCGAGCAGGAAGTACGGCGGATCGTCAACAGACTTTCACTTCAGGAAGGAGCGAGCAAATGAGACCGACAGAACTGCTACAACTTCTCGCGCACACGATCAAGGCACGGATCCCCGTGCTGATCACGGGCGCCCCCGGCGTGGGCAAGTCAGATATCGTCGCGAAGGCAGCGACAGAGGCCGGAGCGGATCTGATCTTGTCGCACCCTGCTGTAGCGGATCCGACAGACGCGAAAGGTCTGCCTTGGGTAGTCAAGGACGCAGCAGGAGAGACCAACGCAACTTTTCTCCCATTCGGCGAGCTGCGTCATGCGCTCGAAGCTGACAAGCCTACGGTGTGGTTTTTGGACGATCTAGGGCAGGCTTCACCCGCCGTGCAAGCGAGCTACATGCAATTGCTGCTCGCGCGGCGCGTCAACGGTCACATGCTGAGCGATCATGTGACGTTCGTTGCAGCGACGAACCGACGCACCGATCGTGCTGGCGTCACCGGCATACTTGAACCTGTCAAGTCTCGCTTCGGATCGATCGTGGAGCTGGAAGCGAACCTTGACGACTGGTGCGCGTGGGCAATCGACGCGAACATTGCACCAGAGCTGATCGCCTTCCTCCGGTTCCAACCGGATCTACTCTGCAAGTTCACAGCAACGGCGGACCTCACGAATACGCCAGTACCGCGCACGTGGCACCACGCTGCGAAGCTGCTAGACCTCGGCCTGCCGTCGTCAGTGCAGTCAACGGCCATCGCTGGCGCCGTGGGCGAAGGCGCAGCATCAGAGTTCTTGGCATTCGTGAAAATCTATCGCGAGCTGCCATCCGTTGACGCCATTCTGATCGATCCCGACAAAGGAGAGATACCCACGGCGCCTGCTACTCTGTACGCGCTCGCCGGAGCGCTTGCGCACCGGACAACCGATCAGAACTTTGGACGCGTCGCGCGCTACATCGATCGCATGGTCGGAGCAGGACGCGGCGAATTCGGCGTACTGCTCGTGAGGGACGCGATCCGCAGGCATCCGCAGATCACGTCAACGCAGGCATTCGTCAAGCTCGCAACGGGTGAACTCGGTCAACTGATCTCAGGACGATAAGGAGCATTGCAATGAACCCCACACAGATCCATTCTCGCGCGCTGTTGGTTTGGTTGACGATCAGCACGTGGACCGCGCGACGGTACGACAAGGCAGTGACACGCAAGGTCAACAACGACTACGCGGCGAGCACCGATGCAGGCCGGTACAACAAATTCCTTCTCCCAGGGGACGCGCAAGCGTACAAAACGCTGATCGCGCTCGCCGGTTCCATTCGTGCCGAGCACTACACGAAAACGCTGGCGTGGTCGGATGAAGGATGGCGCCTGCTGCCGACGGCCAACTACATGGAGTACACCACGTGGTTCCGCCAGCAGCAGAGCGCGTACAAGTCCGCCCTGGATCAATTCGTGGCCGACTACCCAACGATGCGCGCCGAAGCTCAGATCAAATTGCGCGGACTCTACCGCGACGAGGACTACCCCGGTGTAATGGACGTGCGCGAACGGTTCGCCCTCGATGTCCAGTACTCGCCGGTTCCGGCCATCGGCGATTTTCGCGTAGACCTTGCAAGGGATCAGATCGACGCGATCGAACAGTCTGTCAACGATCGCGTAGAGTACGCGGCGCAGCTCGCGATCAAGGACGCATGGGATCGCCTGTATCAGTCAGTGGCACGTATCTCGGAACGACTGAGCGATCCCGAAGCGATCTTCCGTGACAGCTTGATCGGCAACGCTCGCGAAGTCTGCGATGCGCTCAAACGTCTCAACGTGACCGACGATCCCGCCCTGGAAGAAATGCGCCAGCACGTAGAGCGCGAGCTTACCGCGCACGATCCCGCCGTGCTGAGGGATACGCCGCGTGTTCGTCGCGCCGTCGCTGAAAAGGCCGATGCGATCTTGTCAACGATGCGCGATCTGTATGGCAGCAATGGAGCAGCAGCGTGAATCGAGCGGACGCCGTAATCGTTCGGTTGTTGGATCGGCCGACACTGGCGCGGTTGTTTCCGATCGTGGAGCGCTCGCGCTGGTGTCGGGATATCTCACGGCCCGGCGCGTGGACGTGTACACGAGCTGCCGATCATGACGGTCCACACGTCGCGCACTACTCGTCTGGTGAAGTTGTTCACGTATGGGAGAGGGAGAAATGACTCCACAAATGAAACGTGTTCAGATCGCACGCACTACGCTTCTACTCGATCAACCGTTCTTCGGTGTGCTGGCGCTACAGCTCGCGCTAATCGAGGACACCACATGCGAGACCGCATGGACCGACGGCCGATCGATGGGGTTTTCACCGGCCTTTGTGGACTCGCTCACACCAGACGAACTAGTCGCTGTGATTGCTCACGAGGTTATGCACTGCGCGTGCGGGCATCCGTGGCGCAGAGACTCGCGCGAGATGCAGCGATGGAACATCGCGGCGGACTACGCGATCAACGATCTATTGAACGGCGCGCAGTTCAAGTTGCCGAAGTCTGCCCTGCTCGATCCGCAGTACGCGGGCAAGTGGGCAGAATGGATCTATGACCGGATCCCGCCACAACCGCAGGGCGGAAACGGCGCCGGTAACGATCCGTCGCGCATGGGTGAAGTACGGGACGCGCCAGCGGAAGGCGACGCGCCGACGGAGAGCGATTGGCAACAGGCGACGCAGCAGTCTCTTAACGCGGCGAAGGCACAAGGCAAGCTGCCATCCAATCTCGCGCGGCAATTGATCGATGCCGTCAAACCGCGCGTGGATTGGCGATCGTTGCTCCGGCGCTTCGTGCAGGAAGTAGTCAAGGCGGATTATTCGTGGTCCCGTCCAAACGTGCGGTACATTCCCTCCGGTTTGTATCTGCCGTCGCTGCACTCGATCGCGTGTGGTCGGATCGCTGTTGGGATCGATACGAGCGGATCGATCGATAGCGTGCTACTCGCGCAATTCGTGGCCGAAGTGCAGGCCATCGCGAGCGAGCTGCAGCCGTCCTCCGTTGACGTGATTTACTGCGACGCGGCGATCAACCGCGTAGACACGTTTGCGCGCGGCGAGCTGATCGAGGCGCATCCATGCGGCGGGGGCGGTACGAACTTCTGCCCGGTGTTCGATCATCTCGAAAGCGATCCGCCGGTTGTACTCGTGTACCTCACGGACATGTGCGGGTTGTTTCCCACAGAGGCGCCGGAGTATCCGGTGATCTGGTGCAGCAACGGCGGAACCGATGCGCCGTTTGGAGAGGTTGTACCGTGCGCGTAGGGTCGCATCACTCAGAGCTGCAACCGGACATCACTGTTCGCGTCGGTGAGCAGGTTGCGCCCTGCAGCGAATGTCAGCACCGCGCGATCTACGACTATCAAGGGCGCATCCTTTGTCGCGCGTGCGCCTCGCTGCTGCAGACTGCTCTCAATCGATTGCGCGGACGCATCGTCGATCCGAATGCGTCCGCCGATCGGCCCGACCCTGCGACGCCCGTGCGTGCGATACAGCCGAGCGACACATAGGCGATCGTCCCTCTCTTCCTCCCGCCCATTAAAACGGCCGTAGCAGCTCGCGAGCTGGCGGCCGTTCCCACACACCAGACCACACACGATCGCAGCTCCTGACGAATGCAGGCCGGTTCGCTGGCCTGTTGTGGCCTGTCTACGGCCGAAACCGGAAGTCTACCCACCCCCCAGGGCGATCGTACTTCGGAGTCCCGGCCAGAGGTTCGCGCGATTTCCTCGCGAAATTGTGGTACCGAGAACCCGGACAAAAGGTGTCCGACAGGTCCGCATGTTGCCGCAGGAGGGCTTCTACGCCATCCTGAGACCGTGGCGCGACCGATCAAACCTGCGAAGCCGGGACCGAAGGCCCTAGCGAATCTGAAGAAAGGGCCGGGACCGGGTCGCCCCAAGGCGACACGGAAGGCACGAGAGCGCGCCGCCACGCTCCGCGAGTTCGGGCGCCGCGTCGCAGAGGATCCGGCCGTCCGCCGATCGATCTGGAATCGCCTCCGCACGCATCCCGATCCGCAACTGCTCCGACTGCTCTACGAGTACGGCTTCGGTAAGGCACCTGACACGCTCGAAGTGAAAGGCACACCGACCGCCGTCACGATCATCCACAACCTGCGCGAAGCGAAGGGCGACAAGGCCGAGTGAACGTCGTCCGCGAGTGGAACCGCGCGCAGGCCGACTTCATCCTCCTGCCCGCCAGCAAGGCCCGCTTCGTTGACTTCGAGGGCGCCATCCGCGCCGGGAAGACGACGCCGCTGATCTGGAAGATCATCGACTACTGCGTCAACTACCCCGGCATCCAGTGCATGTTGAGCCGGTGGACCGGCGACTCCCTCGACGCGCAGCTCAAACCGAAGTTCTACGAAGAGTGTCCGCGCGAGTTGCTCGGCCGGGGGCCTCGCCCGGATCCGGGGACCGGCGCTAACGGCTGGAACGCGAAGCAGGAGTACCAGGAATTTATCAACGGCTCGCGCTGCTACATCCGCTCCCTCAAGTCCTCTGACGATACCGCGCGCTATTCGAAGTTTGCCGGGCTCACGCTCGCCGTCGTCGGCGTCGATCAGCCCGAGGAGCTGCCGAAAGACGTGTACTCGCAGCTCAAAGGCCGCTTGTCGCAACCCGGCTTCCCGCAGCAGATGCTGCTCACGCCGAACCCGCCCGGCTCCGACCACTGGCTGAATGAGGAGTTCCCCGAGGACAACCACATACGCGGGCACGTGTATCTCCACACGAGCGTCTACGACAACCGCGACGTGCTCGGCGACGACTACATCACCGAACTCGAACGCGACTACCCACCAAACAGTGCACTCCGCAAGCGGATGATCGAGGGGCTGCGCGGACTCGCGATGATCGGCGACGCCGTCTACGGGAAGGCGTTCAGCCGGTCGCTGCACGTGCAGCCGATGGACTACGAGCCCGACTACCCGCTAATTGAGTCCTGGGACTTCGGGCAGCGCCATCCGGCGGTGAGCTGGTCGCAGTTCCTCCCGAGCGGCATGTGGAACATCCTCGGCGAGTGGATGGGGGATCGCTCATTCCTCGACGAGTCGGTCCCGGCTGTTGCAGCGCTGCGCGCGGAGCTGTTCCCGCGCATCACGACGTTGAACGTGTGTTGCGATCCGGCCGGAGCGGGGGTGCAGGGGCACGGCATCCGGCAGACCGCCGTGGAGGTTCTCAACAAGCATCTGCGGCAGTTGTACGGGCCGGAGACCGGCGCGAAGTATCAGCGGGACGCCAACCGGCCGGAGCGGCGCGAGTACGCCATCCAGCAGACGAGCGGCTACATGACGCGCATCGTCCACGGACGGCCCGCATTTCTCGCGCACCCGCGCTGCTCGATCCTGATTGACGGCTTCGAGGCGGGCTACGTGTTCGACGATCGGAAGTTCGTCAACGCCGCCTTCCCGAACATCCGCCGCCCGAAGAAGGACGGCTACTACGACCATCTGCAGAACACAATCGAGTACGCAATCTTGAACTTCGGCACCGGCATCGTGCGGCGCCGACGGCCGCAGACCGACGCCGACTACGACGAGGACACGCCGAAACGTAAGCGGACGGTGCGCGGGCGGGCCGGGTACTAGGGTTGTGGGGAGGGGCAGCTTGTGAAGTGGGAGAACGGCCGCGAATTCGGGCCAACGTCCCCTTTCACAAGGACGCCCTCCCCACATCCAGCGTACAAACGAAACGGCCCTGAAAGCGATGGTTACGCCCAGGGCCGTTTCAAAGAGCACCTTCACAAGTGCCCTCCCCACGAAAAAGAGCTTATAGGATCTTAGGAATGCCTGTCAAGAAGAACCTCCCCGAGATAACGCACGCAGAAGTGATTCGGCGGCTTCAGGTGACGATCGAGGAGGCGGGGAGTCAGGCCGCTGCCGCGCGCCTCCTCAACGTGGACGAGTCGTTGCTCGGGAAAGTGATGAAGGGCTCGCGAAATATCGCGGGGCAGATGCTGCGAGCGCTGAAGCTCCGGCGCGTCACGCTCGTCGTGCATCGCTATGAACCGGCGGATCGCGGCACACGTACGCGCACCGTGCGAAAGATGTCGCGCGGCACCGAACGGATCTCTCCTGAGTAGCCGCATGTTGCGCGCCTAAGACCGCACATGCTCTTATGAGTGCGTGCAAACGAGAGGGGCGTTTCCTGAGTTGAATCAGGGGTACAAGAAGTCGCAGTCGCGCTCAGGGAACTCCCTCCGTTCGATCAAGCAGACAGAAGGACAGTCGGCCGTGGCGCCGCCTAAAAAGCGGCGCCAGCTCACCGAACAGCGGCCATCCAACAGCAATCCGTTTGCGTCGTTGCAGGGGCTTGCGGCAAAAGCGCTCCGTGGAAAATAACCCAACCATCATCATGCTCGACCAGTTGGTGCGCGTCCTGTTGCAGACGGCGCTTACCGACTGTGTTCACTTCGTCTTCTTCCTCGTCGCGCTCGCGGTCGTGTACGTGGTGTTGAATCGTGCCTAAGTGTGCGGGCGGACAACGACAGTCGAAGGGACGTAGTCAACCCAAGCCTCGGCGCCGTAGTGATGGTGGTCGCTTCGATGGGCCTCCTGCGGCTCCTGGCATGGGTTCGTTCACTCGTCAGCCCGTCGTCCGCAACAACCCGACCAGTTTCGCCGAACGTCGTACCGCTGCTCGCGCCGCTGCAAACCTCTGATGCCGCGTAAGTCCCAGAAAGATCCGTTCGAGGTCAAGCTCTCCGAAGAGAAGCAGGCGGAACTCGTCACCTTCTTGGCGCGTGAGATCGACTACGCCATCACCGCGCGCATGAGCATCGTTGGCGACGACGGTTTCATTGACGACGCGCATTCGAAGTACCGGGGCGGAGACGGCTCGCTCACGAAGGACACCCCCTGGCCCGGCGCCTCCAACCTCGGAAGCTGGATTGTCACCGAGTCGGTGGATGCAATGCGCGCTCGCATTATGGCGACCATCTTCACGGATCCGATCTGGGTGGTCGAGGGTTTCGGTGCAGATGCAGTCAAGGCGCCAATCGTTGAAGAGTTTCATCAGTGGAAGGCGGACGAGACCAAGCTGCCGCAGGCGCTCGGCCGCGCGATTCACAACGCGTTGATCGAGGGCACGGGCGTCCTCGAAGTCTCGGATCGCGTCGTG